CGAAACTAAAAGGTGTTTGGACGGCGGTGCGATTCCGCCCATCTCCACCATAAGCACACTGCGAGTGCGAGAACAATACAGAAATGTATTTGTTGATTCGGGAACTTGGCACGACTCACTCTTGTTCCTTTACAGTGTGTTTATGATGGGGATGAACAGGTTCGACAGGCATTAAGTAGGAATCGTGGAGAATCATCAGAGTAGATGTAAAAACTACTTAAAGTAAATGCAAACGATAGCAATTACGCATTAGCAGCCTGATGACTGCTTAGGGTTTCGGTAGGTTTCCTCGTAACAGAATAACCTACCACAGTTTTCGAAGGGTAGTGCCTCAATACACTCGTGTGAACCAATGGTTAGTTCACAACACAGACATAAACACACACAAGGAGAAAACTATGTCACAAGCAAAAAACCCATACCAAATCAGAACTGATGTTTTGGCAATGGCAAAAGAAATGTTAGACCGTCAATACGATACTAACATGTCACTCGCACATCAGGCAATGGACTTGTATAAAGACAATGCCGAACAAGCACTAGAGGCTTGGGAAAGATATGTTCCTAAAATGTATTCGCCAGAAGAGTTGAAGGAACAAGCTGAGAAACTTTATTCTTTCGTCTGCACTAAAGAAGTCAAAGAGTAAAGTTGGTTGCAACACTCGGTATATTTGAGTGCTCTGCTTTATAAACGGTGGGGGGATGAAAGTCCCCTCACTTTAAGAAAGGATAATAATGGATTTAGAAGAGTTTGATTTGATGACACCAAAAAAGTTTGCTATGATTATTGAGAAGAAGGTTGTCGGTGATAAAGGACAGACAACTTATATGGATGCAATTCTAGATTACTGTGAGAAGCATGAAATCGAACCAGACATGGTTGCTCCTTTGATTTCAAAACCACTTAAAGAGAAGATTGAAGCAGATGCAAGAGAATTGAATTTCTTGCCTAGAGTAGCAACACTACCAGTTTAGAGGTTTATATAATGGAGTCGTGGGAAGCATATCAAATGTATCTCGGACTGAAATTACATTTCAATTCAGATTATGATTATGTGAGATATGGTGGTAAAACATCTGCAACCAAATCCTCATTCCTCAAAAGAAAAGACAGAAACTTTTTTGCTCGTGTAGCAAGGAAGTATGGTGCGTCTACAAAAGATTACTTTATTAGTAATTTTGTGTGTAGTCCTAAAGGATGGTTAGGTGACTTCAACGAAGATAACTTCAACAAGTCTAAGAAGTATCGTCAATCATTAACTTACAATTTTATCTCAGAGATGGGATTTTTATTTTCACAAGTAGAGAATTTTAATTCAATTTTCTCTTGCCAAAAGGGTCAACATCCTGTATTATTAAGAAACTACCTCGCAAAACGAATCAGCCTAGAGACTATGGTTATTCTGCAAGGATTAGTTGGGTATGTAAAGCAACTTGATAAGGAATTAAAAGATGATTTAGTATGGCCTGATGCGAGACGAATGGTCGTCAAATATGGTGCATTTCTCAACTACGATAGTGAGAAGTGTAGGGTTCAACTTCTGAAACTCGTGAAGGAGTCATTCGATGGAGACGGTAGAGAATGATGTTGTTCGTGAACGAGATTTTTATCGTGCAAAGCTTGATGAAGCATATGCTCGTATCAAATCTCTAGAGTTCGATAACGCAGAGTTGGTTCGTAGAGACCAAGAACTCACAAAGCGTTGTTCGGAACTTGCGAACAAAGGTGCGAACCGCCCTCGTTTTAATAAACGACACTAAGGGTAATATCCTAAGCAAGATGTAAAACTGCTTATTGAATTACGATGAACAAACCAACAGATAAAGAGATACAAGAGTTTTTAGATTATTGGGAAGGTAGAGTTGATTTACCAGACCCAACTCATTATCCAAAAGTTTTTATGCATTATTGGAAGTTATGGTTGTTCTACAAAGGGAAGTTATGAGGTGTTCAAATTGGTTAGACAAATAGATAACAACAGATGGATTGTTGAAGTTCAACAAGACGGTAAGACTAAAGAGTTGTTCATTGAATTCCCAG